TAATGAGTTTATTCCTTGCCTTACTGAATCGTTTCCTTTGGTTGCTCCTTCTATCTGCCATCCATAACCTTGTAACTCTGCAATACTTTTCGGTTCTGAACTATCTGCTATGATTCTTCCCTTGATTCCTAATTCAAACATCCTTACTGATATATCCCTATTTAGCATCCCTGCCTCAAATATCAATTCTTCTAACACTAATTCTCCAGAATGCTTGTAAACTGCTACCAATGTACTTGGGTCATTCGTAAAACCAAAATCTAATCCATATCCAACCAATTTGGCAGCATCTGGTACTTTATCTATCACATTGTATTCCCTAAAGATTACTCCTTCTAATTTGCCTGTTAAACCCCTTGCATAAACCTTCCAAAGTTCGTAATCTTCTATCCCTTCAATCTTTAAATGAGTTTTCTCATCTAAGTAAGTATTATGTCTGTGGTCTGATATAATTAAAGTAACATTAGACTTGCCTATCAAATGCTGATGAACCCAAAAAGTAACATTAGGATTATAATCTAAATAAGATTTCTTTCTGGTTCTAAAGTATAGTTCTTCCCAAATATTCTTATCTATTCCATTTGCTTCATTTATAAACAGGTAATCCCTCTTACCAGATTTGGCATCTTGGGAATTGTCATAAGACTTAAACTCAATGATTGAACCATTGATGAATGTAAAAACTCTATCTGATTTATTAAAGTCTGTTATGAATGCTTGGAGTTCTGGAGTTTCCTCAATGATTGTGTGAGCATCTCTTAATGCTCCTACCTTTAGATTTGGGATGTCTTGACCTACTATTGTGATTACTTGGTTAGATTCCTCTATTGCATGAAGGAATAGGTTCTGGAGTATAGAAAATGTTTTCCCACTTGAAGTTCCTCCTTGATTTACTACGATATCTGTTGGAGCATTTCTATTGCACAAAAAAACATCTGTTGTCTTAAACATTCCTTATTAAATCAATATCGGTTTCTCTGTTGGCTAATGGAGTATTACTATTTTTTATCTCTATTACTATCTTTCCTGTTAGGTCTGTTTTAGTTGTTTGGTCTACCTTCTCAGTTGGTTTTCCAAATACTCTAGATAGTAAAGTATCTAATGAGTATAGACTGCCATTCTTTAAACTCTTTTGCATTGCTCCTGCAATAGTTTTTTCTAAGATAGTTGCATTCTTATTATCGCTAACTCCTCTTAGTTCTTGCTCAGTCATTGCCATCATAACTTGAATGCTATCATTTATCTCAGATAGTTTGTAACCACTTTCTTTAAGTAATGTTACATACTTTCTTGGTCTGCCTTGTCTATTTATTCTTTCTGGATGAGTATCAAATCCATCACCTTTTTTTAAGTTGTCTAATTTATTTGCCATCGGTTCTTATTCGGTTATATTTTGTTTATTTTAATGAATTATAAACAGATAATATTTTTGGGATATATAAACTTTCTTTTGCTTTTTTAAAACATTCCATTGCAAAAATTGCATCTGCATCGTATCTGCTTAAATCCCATCGTGTATCTTTTACACATTTATGAGATACTATAAAATTATGACTATCTATGTAATTAATAGCAATTTCTTTACCTTCTAATCTTAATGAACCATCTTTATTTGATTGTTTGAAATATATAAAATCAGATTCTTTATCCTTTATCTCATCCCATAGATTAGGCTGAATGATTGTATCATCATCATTAAAATAAAGATGTCCTTCAGTAACTAAGTCTATAGCAAAGTTTCTTTGTGCATTGCCATATATACTATTTGTATCCTGCATACAATATGCTTCGCAATTATTTGGAATGTTATCTGGTATTTCCAATCCATCAAATACTACAATCCATATGTAATTATGTTTAGGTATGTTTATACTTTCAGAAATTACTTTTAAATTCTCTGGTCTTGAACAAGGAGTTATTATATTTAATAACATAATTTATCGTTTCTATATAAAACAAGTAATTTATCATTATTCCATCCTAAAGAATTCTTTAAATTATGATTTGCATAAATAAATGTTGCAGAAGAAAAGTATTCAGATATATGATTTATTGCAATAGCGTAATCTTCCTCAATAGCATTTATAAAGATATCTTCAATTATTAAAAATCCTCCAGTATTCAGATGTTTATATGCCTCATTTATAAATCTTATCTGGTCATCAAATCTATGAGTAGAATCTTCTATTAATATATCAAATTTACTTCCACTAATAGTTAATCCTTCTGTAATTGATTTGACATCATTTATATTCATTTTAATATATGTGCAATCAATATTATCATTTTTTGCTTTGTCTAATCGAAAATCAAAGTATTCAAACCCATATAATTTAGCATTTGGAAAGAAATCTCTCCAACATAACATAGAATTATTATCTAGTATTCCTAATTCCCCAAGTTTAATGTCTTTATACCTAATATTAGAAAACAAAAGATTATAAATAGATGTGTATGCATGTTTATGTAAATTAACATCTGTATTATATGGACATTTATCTGTTGGATATTTTATGCCAAGTAAACACAAATCTGTTAAAGAATTAGTTGAATCTATTGAAATACTATTTATTTCCATATAAAGTTATATTTAAACGTACCTTGTACCATTACTTGAATGTGCGTGTTTGCATATCAATTCGTGATTATTATAGTATTTAAACTCATTGATAGCATCTGTACAAATTAAAGCATCTGGAAATGCTTGTAAATAATCTTCTTGATAACGGAAAGGATATTTCTCAATCATACTTCTTTTGTAAATTGTACATCCAGATAAAACATGATTTGTATAATGTAAACCTGTTAAACCATAATTATGCCATCCATCATAGTACAATGCTCCTATTGCTCCTGTATCAGAAGGCATACTTTGTATGTTCTTTAAAAGATTTTCTATTGTATTTGGTGCAAGGATAACATCACTTTCTGCAATTAAAAAATATTTGTAATTAGACTTTAGAAAGATATCACGCAAGAATAAAACAGATTCTGCAACTTTTCTATGAAACTTTGTATGTTGTGGTTCTTCTGGTATATCTAAGTTTACAATATTGCAGTTAATTATATTATTTAATTGATTTGCATAATTACCATTATCATTTGTATTATCAACTACATAGATATGCTCTGTGCTGATATTGTTTTGCAAAGCATTGAAGAATTCAACATCGCAATAACTTTTTACCTTGTTAGTATAAACTGCTACAAATATATTTTCAATATTTTTTTGCATAATTATCTAAAAATGATTTATGTGTTTCTTTTAAGTAATCTATGTATTGTTTCTTATCTCCAAAGTGAATGTGGCATTCTCTACATAAACCCATAAGTCCTTCAATCTCATCTTTATCAGTTGTTCCTCCCATTCCCCTTGCTTCAATATGATGTACATCTACTGCTCTATTTCCACATACTTCACAAGGGATATATTCCTCCAAAGAGTAATGAAAATGCTTTAAATATATTAATGTATGTTTCTTCATATTATTACATACTTGTTAGTGTAGTATTTTTTGTTTCTGTATAGTTCAAGAAGTTGCCTTACTGAATATCCAAATGTCTTTTGAAAATGAGGACTATCTTTGAATTTCCAATCACCTCCCCATTCCCATCCATAAGATTTAAATATTGCTACAACTTCCATCCAATCTGAAATACCATCTTTATCAAAATCGGTATTAGTATCCCAAGTTGCTTTGCCATCTATGAGCAATACTATATCTATTGCTAATCCATAATTATGGTATGACAAACCTCCTTTACTATTTGAAACTATGCTTCCTGCTTTGGTTCTTCCTTGTGCATATATTTCATCTTGTTCCTCAAAGGTTCTCAATGTTGAAGTAAACCTGCAAACTGATTTATCTTTTAATTGTATAGATATATCATTATAGATATTATTTGCTTCTTTAACCAATTTAGGATGAAGAAGTTTAATCCTTTCTAAAGTAATTAAATCTTTCATATTATACTTTTAAAAGTTTCTGCTCTTAGTTTATTTATATCGTTAAAGTTAAATACTTTACTGCAATGCTCAAAAAGTTTGTTTCCAGATTCTTCTCTCATTGCCTTATCTAAGGATAAATCTTTTATATGCTTATACCAATCACTTTGCTTTTTAACGTAGTGTACAGGCAGGTCTAAATAAGGATTTACATGACTTACTATTGCAGGATTCTTTTTAGAAGCAATCTCCAATACCTTCAAGTTACTTTTCATTGAATTAAACTTATTATCCACTAATGGTACTAATCCAATATCTGAATCCTTGTAAGCATTCATATAATTAATTACATCTGAATACTTATAAAGAATAGGATTCAATTTAAGACCAAGAGTAAATGTACTAATCATTGTATCCCAAATTGGTTTTTCCTGCTCGTTATAACCTGCTATAACACTTCTGATAGGAAGATTTGAGCATCTCTTTAATGGATTTTTTAGTATTGCTATATCATGTTGATGCGTTCCAGAACCAGACCAAAACAATCTAACTAATTTACTTTCTATCTTCTCATGATTAAATTGCTCCATTCCATAAGGTAAGGCATTAGGTAGTATTACTACATTTTTATTGTACTGATAGATTTCTTCTGCCAATCGTGAATGTGTACAGGTACAAAGGTCTGCTTCCCTTAAATAATTAATTATATGTTCTGGAATATTATTTAATTTATACCTATCATAAAGTTGATGTGAAGGTTCTAAGTGCCAGTAATCATCATTATCTACTATTAATTTAAATTTATACTTAGTCCTCCATTCTAAGATTTGATTGAGTGAAATGTTAGATAAGAACCTATTGATTAGCAAGATGTCATAACCTTTCTCCAGAACTTCTTCAGAAATAGTATCTGTTATAAAAGCATAATCTTTTTCCATATGGACAACAGGCATCATTATACGATGATATCCTACTCCACTATTTTTAGATGTTAATGCAAGTATTCTCATTATATATTAGTTAAATAATAAAATTGATATAATCTTTTAATTGTACCTAAAACATCTTCTTTGCAATACATACACATAACATAGGTATTGTTTAGATATTTTCTATAAATTGCCTCATATCCTTTTAATATTTCTTGTTCAAGATTTCTTACATATCCTCCATTTATTAGAGAATTGTAATTATCCTTATGTAATTCTAAGAAATCTTCATCTACCTTATCCATTGGAAATAAATTTTATCATACAACTTTGTTAATAGTGGTGCTAATACTCCTGCACCAAACATTGTGATTACACAATTAGTATAAATATCTGGAAGAAAGAACAAGCCTAATGCTACCCAACTTGCCAAACAAGATGAGCAGTTAAAAGGTCGAAAGTTCAATCTAAGTTTTATGTGTAGTTGATGAAAGGATGTAAAAAAGTAACTAAATAGAATTGCTGCTAATATCTCCATTTATTTTATTTTTAAGTTCTTGTTTAGTTTTATTTAAGGTTCTGATAATTGACATATAAGGTATTCCTGTACTTAATGATAACTTTTT